TGCCAAACAGGAATTCCAAATTCTTTGCGAAAAGGCCAAGTTTTTGTCATTTCCCGCTGTTGTTCAACGCTGCCATCAATAACATCAGGCACAACACCCCAATGAGGGTGAGCAAGAATAGGGTCAATCCAATCGTAGAACCCATGCAAGTCAAATTCATAGCCTTTTGTTTTTGCACTGAATGCTCCATTGTCTAGCATCAAAGATTGTCCGATACGCAAACACCGCTTTAAATCGTCAGGCCGTGCATACGAAATGCAGAAGTTTTTGCCACCCATCGTTTCAATTGCTTTCATGGGCGATATTGGTGTGCCGTGGTAATGAATCACACCGATGCCGCCAATGCGTCTCTTGCCATCTGCACAACGGCTACCGGCTTTTTACGTCCCGCAGCGTATTCCGCAAGGATTCTGTGCGCCCAAGCCTTCGGATCAACCCCTGGCCCCATCCGCAAAGGCGCAAGTTTTGCCAACTCCTGCTTTACACGCTCGGGATCAGCGGCTGGCTCGGGCAAGGCCAAGGGTTTGACAACCGGCGCTTGCATACACAAATTCTTGAACTGAACAAGATTTGGCGGGCGCTCGGGCAAGTGATCCAAAGCATAAGAAATTGACATCATGGCTTCCTTGGATTTCAAAAACCCTGCTAGTTCGTGCATCCAAAACGACTTGATTTCGTTCAGCGGGGCGCTTCCCAGCGAGTTATCCCATGCGTTCCCGTATGTCATGGACAGTCGTTCAAAGAGTCGATCAATGGGTTGTGTCATCTTCAATCTCCAAAAATGGTGAATATTCGGACGTTCTGCCTGTCATGGCTTCCCATCGTTTGCGCTTGAAATCGTATTCCTTCTCGGCAAACGACTTTTGCCCTGCGTCTTTGTCTTTCAGCCATTCGGCCTTAAACCCTGTCCAACCCCTTGCACAACAGGTTTCTAGGGCGGCTTGAAGGCTTATCCCTGCTTTGCCGGCTTCCTTGATGATGCCGTTCAAGGCGGTTTGGGTTACCGCGGCTTTTTTGGCCTTGCGTAAAGTTAGCCAATCCTGCCAAACAGATTCCGTCACACCGTCAGGTGGGGCGACTGTATTCTTCTTTGGTTTATGGTTATTGGTTATTGGTTGTTGGTTATTGGTTGGTTGAACGTCCGTTGAACGCCCGTTTAACCGCCGTTCAGCAGATGCCTTACCAGCCTTGGAAGCCTGCTCAATTTTCCCTCTGAAATGGGCAATTTCTTTGTCGGCCCGAGCGTTTACCCAACCATCTTTTGTAAGGCTAAAAAAAGATTTAAGAACAAATTTAACTTCTGCCTCTTGAGCAACCATGCCAATCTGCCGTGCAACGGACGTTAAACCGCTGTTTAACGGACGTTCATGCAAATAATATTCATCCAAGAGTCTGCGATAAGCCAAATCTTCAAGCAAAGATAGGCGCTGCGTGTGACTGGCGTAGTCACCGATATTGAACTGGTAGTAGTACATTGACAACCTTACGTTCTAGGTTAAGCGTTACTTAAAAGGAACAATTGGCAGGGTGGTAACGAATCACCTTTTCAGCCGCTAAGCCTAGCCATTGCCCCAACTCTAACTCAATTTTTGCGCTTCCGCAATCTGTTTTTTAAACTTGTACACCAGCACCTGTTGCCAACTCTTAGGCACACCGCGCTGCCGCCAGTTGCTGATCGTGTTCTGCTTTACGTCCAGCATATAGGCCAATCTGCCCACGCCGCCAGCCGCTTTAATTGCAATTTCCAGTAAGTCCATGCCCCACTATATCACATTTGTGAGCATAAAAGCCTATAAAAAAAACCTATGACAAAGCCAAACCAATAGAAATAATTGTTAAAAAAGACTTGTCAGGCATCACATTTGTGATATAGTTCACCCATGCCCTGAACTTCTCGGGGTCTTTTTAGGAGTAAGTATGAAAGACATAGCACTACTGCAAGCAGAGTACGAAGAAGCCCTACACCAAGGCTTAATCACTCCCGCAATGATGGCAGAAACCATAAACATCATGGAACACTCACTCTACGCATTTTTTCGGCCTGTGCATACCTGGATGCACACCGACTTAGGCGATATCCACCACGAAATCCACAAAGCAGTTTATTGCGCGGAAGGAGTAACAGCATGAACAAAGCAAAAGATTACACACTGGCAGTTTTTATCGGCATTTCCCTTGCATGGGTTTTAGTTTACGGATGGGCATTATGAAAAATATCGCAACAGCATTAGTCAAAGCACAACGCGCCTTTGGGCCAGCGCTCAAGAGTTCCACTAACCCGCATTTCCGCAGCAAATACGCTGATTTGTCGGCTTGCGTTGAGGCAGTCATTGAAGGGTTAAACGGGGCTGGCATTGCCCTTATCCAGCGCACCAGCCAGGACGATACCGGCGTGACTGTGGAAACAGTCTTTGTCCACGAATCGGGCGAGATGATGGAATGTGGAAAGTTGCACGTTCCCGCTGCCAAACAAGACCCGCAGGGTTATGGCTCTGCGTTGACGTATGCACGGCGTTATTCCCTCATGGCGGCTTGCGGTATCGCTCCCGAAGATGACGATGGCAATGCAGCAACTAGGAAACAACCAGCATCAGAGCCAAACGTAAGGTTTATTGAGGAGCAATTAAGCGTTATGGCGACTTGCGCGACCATAGACGAATTAAAACTTGCTTACAACGGGGCTTATGCTTGTTGCGATGGCGACCAGGTGTATCAAGCCAAAGTAATTGCAGTTAAAAACAAACGTTTAAAGGAACTTAAAAATGTCGCTTGAATTACCTAACACATGGCCTGGTCTGATTGAACAAGGCACGGACGATTGGTTTACTGTCCGCTTGGGCAAGGTAACCGCATCACGGGTTGCTGATCTGATGGCAAAAACCAAAAGCGGCTACTCCACCAGCCGCGACAACTACATGGCCCAACTGGTCTGCGAACGACTTACCCAAACCAAAGGCGATTCGTTTACCAACACCGCAATGGAATGGGGAACAACTCAGGAACCATTTGCCCGTGCAGCGTATGAGGCCAAAACGGGCGCAATGGTTGAGGAAATAGGCTTTGTACCCCACCCAACAATTGAGTGGGCTGGAGCCTCTCCTGATGGCCTTGTTGGGGACGATACGCTGGTAGAAATCAAATGCCCAAATACGGCAACCATGATCGACACATTGCTAACCGGCAAAGTGCCTTCTAAGTACAACACGCAAATGCAATTCCAAATGGCTTGTACAGGACGCGCTTATTGCGATTACGTTGTATTTGACCCAAGGATGCCCGCTAAAGCCCAATTGTTTATCAAACGGGTTAACCGCGACAACGCATTTATCAAGGAAATGGAAGGGGAAATCATTAACTTTTTATCAGAAGTAAACGTTCAAATTCAACAACTTAACGCAATCATTGAAAGTAATTAATCATGGCTATAACTAAAGAAATTTCCTGTGTAGTTGGAACATACACCAACAAAGACGGACAACAAAAGAACCGTTACCAGCGTATCGGCTCAATCATTAACACCAAGAATGGGGAAATGCTCAAGATTGACGTTATCCCCTTGGTAGAGGGTGGCTGGGCAGGCTGGGCATATCTTAATGACCCGCAGCCCAAAGAAAACAAGGGTTTTCCAAAAGACGACTTTGACACGCCTTTTTAAGGAGCAGCCATGACTACTTACGCAATGACAGAAATCGAGATCATTCGGTGGGCGGAAGCCCGAAAGATTATCCCTAACTCAACGCCTGGCACTCAATTACTCAAAGCAATGAGTGAAATGGGAGAACTAGCAGATGCCACTATCAAAGATAACCGCGAGGACATTGTTGATTCTGTGGGCGATGTGATGGTTTGCCTCATCATTTACTGCGCTTTGCAAGATATCAACCTAGTTGATTGCATGGAAGTTGCCTACGATGCCATCAAAAACCGCAAAGGAATACTCCGCGAAAACGGCGTATTTGTTAAAGCATGAAATTCCTAAAAGCATTTAAAAATTTTTGGCGTGATCGCACTCCGCTGGAAGTAATTAGCCACGAACTTGCCCAGGCGCACTTAGATCGCTTGGAGGCCGAAAACGCAGTAGAGTATGCAACCGCTGTACTTGACATGAATTTGACCCGTATAGAGCGCCTTGAGACGCGCATGAAGGAGTACAAATGATTGAGGAAGATCAAGAGCCTTACGAATTTATTGCCCAGCAAGTTAAAGGCATCTTAGCGTTTGCAGCCATTGTTGTTGGCGTTTGGATGCTTGTTGCAGCGGTGGTGCTGAAATGACAGGCTACAAATCAAAGAAAGCAGCAGCGCAGGCCAAGCTAGAAGGCCCGATACACGTTGTTTGCCAATGCGACAAGTGCAAAGCACAGCCAGCGCAAAAACCGTTGACGGATGCGGAAATGGAAACCACATTTATAGAATGCGGAGGCAAGTGGACTGGTGACTATTGGAAAATTGAAGACGCTGACTTTCACCCGTTTTTAAGAACCATCAAGTCACCAAAGCGCCCTTGGGTGGGGCTGACGAATGATGATATTTTTGCCGTTGTTAAAGATTTGTACAGCACTGATGAATCGGCGTTTATAAGCCGCATTGATGACATTGCAACAGCCCGAGCGATAGAAGCAGCATTAAAAAATAAGAACACATGAGTTTTACACTAAAAATTGAATCAGATTCGGCCCGCAAGACGCTAAACATCACAACCCCTTGGAAACGCCGCCCAAAGGCCAAAAATGAGGCTTTAGCCAACGCAATAAACATCTGGGCGCAGCCGGTATACCAGCCGCCTAAAAACGAATATGTGCGCCCTGGTGCGCTTGACTTTAAGAAAGTAAAAAGTAAATGAGGCACAGTAGACATTCCGATATCCGAAAGGCATTAAAAGAACACCCCGATGGACTAACCCGCAAACAATTGCAGTTTTACACCAAACTTACGCCAGATTGCATAAAACAAGCCCTTCCCAAAATGCCTGATGTGTACATAGATCGTTGGGAAAAACAACGCTATGGGAGGGATTGGACGCCTGTTTATATAGCAATTAACGTGCCCGAAAACTGCCCTAAACCTGACATAAATCTTCTAAAAAACTAGGTAATATGTGGTTGCAGCGTTGTGCTGCGCCACATTTTTAGGGGAATTTTATGGACTTCGCGCTTGAGATTAATTTGGGGTTTGGTGATGTTGTTAAGTACAACACTTGCGATTTTTGGAAAGTAGTTGCTTTGGCTTCTTTTGTTGAGAACATGGAAGAAATAGACGATGACTTTGATTTTATTGACGACGAAGAAGAAGAAGTAGAAGAGGAAGAGTACGAGTACGATGAAGATGGCGTTGCGTACTGGTACGACGAAGAGAATGAAGTTTACTATTGGTACGATGAAGAGTCTGATGACTGGTACGAATGCGAGTAAGCATATAGTGGGCGGCTAATAACCGTCCACTTGTATGATTTCACCGCGAAATT